TGTTTTTATTAGCGTATTCTGTATTTGCAGAAGATGAAAAAATTGGTCAAAAATTAGACTTGTATTTTGAGAAATTACAGGGTATGCCTTGGTGGATAACTGGCCTCTGGATTTCAGTCGTAGCAGCTGTATATGGAATTAAGGCTACAGATATTATAAACACAAACAAAACAAACGGAGTAAAAAAATGAGAAACGATTACGGAATAAGATCAGAAGTTAGATTTTCTAAAGGTGGAAAAGCTTCTAAAAAGAAAAGCTCTTCTAAAAAAGGAATGGCTTCTGTGAAAAAATTAGACAACATGAAAATGAACAAAAAGAAATAGTCATGAAAAAGGCAGAGAAAAAAGTACAAAAAGTAATGAGAGAATTTAAAAAAGGTAAATTACATACAGGAAGCAAAAAAGGCCCTGTAGTAAAATCTAGAAAACAAGCAATTGCAATTGCTCTTTCAGAAGCCGGTAAATCTAAAAAGAAGAAAAAATAATGGAATCTTGGAAAGACTTACTACCTTTGTTAAAACAAAAACTATGTAAAGTAGTTTGTACTATTTTTAACATTAAACAATGTGCATGTAAAAAGGATAAAAAATAATGAAAAAAGAATGTTCTATTTGCAAAAAAGAATTTGAAGCTACAAGTGAACATCAAACGATTTGCAGTGATGCATGTAAACAGGAGGCGTTAGCAAAATTAGATCAAGGATCTGATGAATGTTTATCGTGTCAATAAATGGCTACTAAAAAGAAACCAGGACTCTGGGCTAATATTAATAGAAGAAAAAAATTAGGTATCTCAAGACCAAAATCTAAATCTACTATTTCAGCTAAAGCATACGCTAATATGAAAAAGGGATTTCCAAAAAAGAAAAAGTAATGGCTAGAACAGCGGCGTGGCAGAGAAAAGAAGGTAAATCAAAATCAGGCGGTTTAAATAGAAAAGGTATTGCATCGTATCGTGCAGCAAATCCTGGTTCTAAATTATCTATGGCTGTAACGACGAAGCCATCTAAATTAAAAAAAGGTTCTAAAGCAGCAAATAGACGTAAGTCTTTTTGTGCTAGAATGAGTGGAATGAAAAAACGCTTAACGTCTGCTAAAACGGCCAGGGATCCGAATAGTAGAATTAACAAGTCCCTGCGCAAATGGAATTGCTAGAAAGGCAAAATGGACGAACTAGTTATAGTTTATAAAATACAAAAAAGAATACAAAATACTCTTCAACAAATAGGTGATGTCATGATTAGTGGAGGGGTTGACAATTATGAGAAATATAAGTATTTACTAGGACAGGCACAAGCCTATCAATTAATATTACAGGAAATCTCTAACCTGCTAAAAGATAAGGAGCAACCAGATGAGCAACCAGACACCACCAATGTCGTCGAATTCGGAGACAGAGGTACCGAAAATTAAATTAGGTCTTCAAGAAAAATACGAAGAAGAAAAAAAACAATTACCTCCAGAAAAAGAAGGATTAAGTCCAGACAATATTGGATCTGATGTAGTTGATGAACTACCGGAACCAACTGGATATAGACTTTTAGTTTTACCTTTTACTCCAAAAAATAAAACTAAAGGTGGAATTTTATTTTCACAAGAAACATTAGACAAAGCAAGAATAGCAACTACTTGTGGTTACGTTTTAAAAATGGGACCGCTTTGTTATCAAGATGAAAAATTTACATCAGGACCTTGGTGTAAAAAAGGAGATTGGGTGATCTTTGCCAGATATGCTGGATCTAGATTACCAATAGAAGGTGGAGAAGTGCGAATACTTAACGATGACGAAGTAATAGGGACAATTAAAAATCCTGAATCCGTACTTCATCTCATATAACATAGGAAGGAACTATGCCAGAACTAGAAGAACAAAAACAAGATCTGATTGATGTAGGCGAAGAAAACGGAGCCGAAATTAATTTTGATGATAACAACGAACCTCAAAAAGAAGAAGTTGTTGAAGAAAAATTAGAAGTAGAACAGGAAACAAAAGAAACTCCTGTTGAAACTAAAGAACAAACTAAAGACGCTAAAGATGAGTTAGCAGAATATAGTGAAGGCGTTCAAAAACGTATCGCTAAATTAACTCGTAAAATGCGTGAAGCAGAGAGACAAAGAGAAGAAGCAATTGCTTATGCTCAATTAACCAAAAAACAAAAAGATGAACTTGAACAAAAGTTTTCTACTATTGATAAAGGTTATGTTAATGAATTTGAGAGCAGAGTTAAAACTAGTTTAGCAGCAGCTAAATTAGCATTAAAAAATGCAATTGAATCTCAAGACGTTGAAGCACAAATTGCAGCACAAGAACAACTAGCTAGTTTAAGTGTTGAAAACGCAAGACTTGTTGCTTTAAAACAATCACAAACATCTACACCTACCAAAGAAGTTAACATTACTCCTCAACAATACGAGCAAGTGTATACTTATAATGGTAGACAATTACCAAATGACATACCTACGGATCCTAAAGCAGAAGCTTGGGCAGCTAAAAATACATGGTTTGGTAATGATTCTGCAATGACTTACACTGCATTTGATATGCATAAAAGACTTGTAGAAGAAGAAGGATATGACCCTAAATCTGATGAATATTATGTTGAAATTGATAAAAGGATAAGACTTGAATTTCCACATAAATTTGATAAGATAGAAGGTAATTCTACAGAAAGAGCAAAACCTGCTCAAGCTGTAGCATCGGCTAAACGTTCAGCCCCAACAGGACGCAGAAAAACTGTGAAGCTCTCGCCGTCACAGGTAGCAATTGCTAAAAGATTAGGCGTGCCACTAGAAGAATATGCGAAACAATTAAACATCACGGAAGGAGTATAGGCATATGGAAAACGAAAAAATAACAACTTCACGTGCGAGTCAAGAACGAACTAAAACTGAAAAGAAAAAAGTTTGGACTCCACCCTCATCACTAGATGCACCACCTGCGCCAGACGGCTATCGTCACCAGTGGATAAGAGCAGAATCTATGGGTTTTCAAGATACGAAAAACGTAGCTGCTTCATTACGAGAAGGATATGAATTAGTTAGATCTGATCAATATCCGGAAGGTAATTTTCCAACAGAGACGGAAGGTAAATACGCAGGAGTCATTGGAGTAGGAGGCCTATTGCTGGCTAGGATACCAGAAGAGATCGCAAAGCAGATTGATGCATATTATGCAAAACAAACTGCAGACAAAGAAGAAGCAATTAATAACGATCTCATGAAGGAACAGCACCCAAGTATGCCAATCAATAATGAAAGGCAGACTCGTGTAACCTTCGGTGGTACAAAGAAATAATTTTTTAGTAATTTCTAATACCAACGAATTAACTTTAACAATTAAAACAAGGAAAATACTATGGCAAACTCAAGCACAGTAGGATTCGGTTTAAGAGCAGTCATGAATGTTGGAAACACTCCAGCTACTTCAGGACAATCTGAATACCTAGTCCAAACAGCACCAGGAGTTGGTTTGTATAAAGGTGACCCTGCATCTATTCAAGATGCTTCAGGAGCACAAGGATATGCACAAGATGCATCTTTTACACTTACTGACGATGGTGGAGCCGGTGGATCTGCATATACGAACGCAACAGAAGCACTTTTAATAGGTGTTCTTAACGGGTTCTTCTATATTGATTCAACTGGAAAACCAACTTTCGCTAATTCAGTTCCAGCAGGAACTACAACTAGCGTGAATTACAATACAGGTAGTAATGATATTACTGCTTTTGTAATTGATAATCCAAATCAAGAATATGTAGTAAAATTAGACGATGCTGTTACACAAGCAGGATTCGGACTAACTACTTCATATAATATTAACAACTGGACAGCGTCATCTAATAAAGACGGTCAATCGATCGCTACTTTAGATACAACTTCTCCAGCATCAACAAAGATGTTTACATTAGTAAGATCTGCAAATGACCCAGAAAATAAAGATATTTCTGTAGCAGGAGCAAACGTGATCGTTACTATTTCTAAAGCGTCTGCGTTGTATAACTAATAGCGAATAGGAGATAAATAAATATGGCTATATCACGAGCACAACTAGTTAAAGAACTAGAGCCAGGTTTGAATGCACTATTCGGCTTGGAGTACAAACAATACGTAAACGAAGCAGCAGAAATTTTCGATACTGAAACTTCAGACAGAGCTTTTGAAGAAGAAGTAATGTTATCAGGATTCGGAAACGCAGCTGTAAAACCTGAAGGTCAAGGTGTAACATTTGATGATGCACAAGAAACTTTCACGGCTCGTTACACTAACGAAACAATCGCATTAGCGTTTGCAATCACAGAAGAAGCTATTGAAGATAATTTGTATGACAGACTTGCGTCTAGATATACAAAAGCTTTAGCAAGATCTATGGCGAACACTAAACAAGTTAAAGGAGCAGCGGTTCTAAATAATGCATTTAGTAACACTTACGCTGGTGGTGATGGAGTAGCACTTTGTTCTACAGCTCACCCTACTCTTGCTGGAACTTTCTCTAACGAGTTAGCAACTCCTGCAGACTTGAACGAAACGTCTTTAGAGCAAGCTCTAATTGACATCGCTGCGTTCACAGATGAAAGAGGCCTAAAAATTGCGGCTAGAGGAATGAAATTAGTAATTCCCTCTGCGCTTCAATTTACTGCTGACAGACTAATGGCGTCTCAAGGCAGAGTTGGCACAGCTGATAATGACATCAATGCTATTAGAAACATGGGAATGATTCCTCAAGGATACACAGTGAATCACTTCTTAACTTCTAATAAAAAATGGTTCATTAAAACAGATGTACCTAATGGTCTTAAACATTTCATGAGATCACCTATCAAAACTACTATGGAAGGTGACTTCGATACTGGAAATGTTAGATACAAAGCTAGAGAGAGATACGTTTTCGGATTCTCTGACCCTAGAGGTATCTTCGGATCTGACGCAGTATAATCGTTAGATTATATTTTTTAAAAAGGGAGGTCCTTGTTGACCTCCCTTTTTTTATGTGCTACATAAAACAAATCATGAAAAAATTCCTAGTACATATTTGGGCTTACAGTCACCATGCAAAATTTGAAGTCATGGCTGAAGATAATTCTGAATCTGTTGAAAATGCTATACTTGACAAAATAGGAGAAAAAAGTATAAAATGGGAAAATCTCGGCATCTCTTATGATCCGAAGATTAAACGTATAACTTTTGAGGAGGTTATAAATGATACAAGACCTATACAAAGCGAAAAGGTCCTTGGAGTTGAAGTGGGAACAAGAGTATCTTGATAATGGCAAGTATACTCTGGATATGGTTCAAATAGATAATAAAATCAAAGAAATTATCTTTGAAATCAAATCCGAGGAAAGTAGAATAGCACAAAGAGATGCTACTATTTTCAACACTGCTCCAGAAGTTTCTGTAGCTACTTAATAGTAAAAAGCTACATCATTGAAATTAGCAAGTTCATATAAGGATACCTTGCACTATTCTAAAAATTAAGCTATATTACCTTTACTATATATAAACTTTGATACAGACGCGTATAGTCGATAGCCTAGAAACTGTATCATACAAACTAGGAGAATATATTTATGGCAACAACTACATTCCAAGGTATCGTAAGATCAAATGGCGGTGCTGGAAAAGGAAACGCAACACCAAGTGTTGTAACTTTATCAGAAGTAGTATCTTTTAATGCTGCAGGTTCAAACGTAGCAGTTAGAATTGGTACATCAGCAACAGCAGGTAATACATTTAAATTACCAGTGGGAGCTATCCCAATTTCATTTTTAGTAGTAGGAGTATCAACAGGTGCTGGC